TGTGATCTAATCTCACAATCACTCATTACATTATACATTCGTTTAGGTAGAGACTGATGGACTACAAAACTTCTGGTGTTGACATCGTCAAAGGTAGATCCTTTGTGGAGTATATCAAAGCATTGGCACCTAATATTGGTGGGTTTAATGGAATGATGGAGATTCCATCAGGATATGAGAAACCTGTTCTAGTATCTGGTGCTGATGGTGTAGGAACTAAGATTAACATTTGTAGGATTGCTGATGATTACACCACTATCGGTCAAGATCTTGTTGCTATGTGTGTCAATGATGTTATATGTTCTGGTGCTAAACCATTATATTTTCTAGACTACATCTCAACCAAATCACTCGACGCAAATGTAAGTGACATTGTGTATGGAATCAATACTGGTTGTATGATGGCTGGAATGCAATTGTTAGGTGGAGAGACTGCCGAACATTTTAGAGCAACTGATTATGACCTTGCTGGTTTCTGTACTGGTGTTGTAGAGAAGAATGATATCGTCGACGGCTCCAACATCATGGCAGGTGATGTAGTCATTGGTATTGAGAGTAGTGGTCTTCATAGCAATGGATACACACTGGTCAATGATATGTTGTGGAGAAATTATATCTACTACAAGGAGATGCCTGAGTTGTTGAGACCAACTATGATATATGCTCGTCTTATTCAATATCTGTTGGATGAGATTCCTATCTTAGGAATGGCACACATCACTGGTGGAGGACTACCCGAGAACCTCCCACGATGTCTTCCAGATGGTCTGAAAGTTAATATTGACTACGGTGCCTGGGTGAGACCAGAACTCTTCGATAAAATCCAGGAGGCAGGAGAAATTACCGAGGAGGAGATGCGTAATGTATTCAATCTTGGTATTGGTTTCTGTTTGGTTGTACCTTGGGAAACGGCAGAGCTAGCTATAGACTTAATTGCTAAAGCATCATATGGTATGAAATCATGGATCATAGGAGATATCGTTAATAAATAGACTATGACTCCACCATCAGACTATAGTATAGACTTCGCAATAAAGGACATCTATGCCCTGCACCATTGTGTGTTGCAAAGAATTAAACTATGGTCAGGTGGCGACCCAGAAGAACAAGAACATCTCTACTATCTGAGAGATTCTTTATACCGTATTATCCTAGATTATAGGTTTCATAACTTATGACACAACTATTTGTGGTGAAAATCAACGACAATAAATGTCTCACTCATGACGGGTATATTCAGATTGGCATCTTCAATCATTCTGTAGAGAAGCATCTTGAGATGAATTCGTTGATTGATTGGCAAGTAACCTATTGGATTCCAGATATCTTTATTCACAGATACAAGAGACCAAACTATCAGCATAGTATGAAGGCGAATGAAGGCTCCCCAAGAACCGATAACGCCGCTGATAGTAGACCTAGAGACTTTCCCGATACATCCAAGACAAACCCTTGACAGGGGTGGTTTTTTATTGTATGATGACTACAGTTCAAACAAACTAATGACTGAGTTTATCTTGGATAAAGTTGCACCACCTGTCTTTTATTTGGTGGTTGGTTTGGCCGTTATTTCTTTTCCATTGCACTGGATTATGGATCCTATTCAAGCTACTGATGAGTTACAAACCATTCTCAAGAATGAATGTGGTATGGAATACTCTACACAAGAGGTTAGGAGAAACGGTGAAAATCTTTCACGCATTTGTGGACTGAAAAAGAACTGACCACCTCCTTGACAGGCGGGTGGTGGTGTGTTATAATAAATATAGACATAAAGGGGTTTCCCAATGGCGAAGTCAGGTAAGAATACCCACCTCGAGCACCTTGAAGACGAAATACTCAATAATGGTGCAGATGGTGGTAAGAAAGCAATTCACATTCTCAAGGAATTAGGTAAATACCTATCAGGTCTTGGTGGTCCCTCAGTAGGAATTACCACCAAATGGGACGGAGCTCCTGCTATCGTGTGTGGGACTGACCCTGCCGATGGTAAGTTCTTTGTTGGAACTAAGTCGGTATTTAACTCAAACGACCCAAAGATTTGTAAGACGGAATCGGATGTCCAGAGACTATATGATGGTGTCCTGGCTAATAAACTCTCCACTGCTCTGCGGTATCTCTCTAAAGCAGGTATTAAAGGAGTATTACAGGGTGACTTAATGTTCACCAATGATAAGAAGACAGAAAGTATCAATAACAAAGGTTATATTACATTTAGACCCAACACTATCACCTATGCAGTTGAGCCCACCACTCCACTTGGGGGTGAGATTCGTGCAGCACAGATTGGTATTGTCTTTCATACCAAATACACAGGTCGTAACATCTCTCAGATGACTGCATCTTTTGATGTAGGTGAAGATGACTTTCGTTCTGGTGGTAGTGTATGGGCACAAAGAGCAACATTCACTGATGTGACAGGACAAGCTGCCTTCTCAGCTCAAGAAGCAGCACAATACAATGCTGCTATTCGTAGAGCAGAAGGGTCACTACACTTGGCTTCAGGAGTAGCAAACACTATTCAAAGTGGTGGCACTCTCGATTTCGATACAGAATTTAAGAAATTCTTCAATGGTTATGTTAGGGGTGGCACAGCAAACCCTCCTGTCGAACAGGCTTATGGTGATTTCATGTATCACCTTGGTGCTGAGTTTGATAAAAACATTCTCAGTCTAAAAACACTGGCTGCTCAGAATAAAAAAGCTGCCCGTTGGGTGCAGATGATTGATGTCATGGAAACCAATTCCAGAGGGTTTAAGATGTTGATTGCCACCTACTTCAATCTACAAATCGCCAAGAATATTGTTGTAAGTAAGTTGCAGCAAGTAAAATCTTTAAGTATGTTTGTAGAAACCTCCAATGGTTATCAGGTAACTAATCCCGAAGGATTTGTGGCGATTAGTGGTCAGGGTGCAGTTAAATTAATTGACCGACTTGAGTTCTCCCGTCTCAACTTCATTGTTCCTAAAAACTGGTAAGATAAATAACTGAAAGACGTTAGAGACGATGAATTTTACAGAGTATCTTGAGAACACTGAGGGAGTAACACCTCTGTATAAAGTGGAAGGTGACCTTCCTAAGTGCCCTCCTGGGTACAAGTATGACAAGAAAGCAAAAGATTGTGTCCCGAAGTCACCAGAAGATAGCGTACAAGATAAAGGTAGTAAGGACTCATCACCAGCCAATGGATCAGCAAGTTATAAAGTATTTGGTAAGACCGGACTGAATGGAGATGGTTACGCCTGGGAAGAAGGTGGTAAATGGGGTGATAACGCCTCAACCGGTGGTGAAGCTGCACCTTATTGATATGAAAAGATTTAACAACTTCCTCGCAGAAAGAAAAGGAGAGAAGGCTCATCGGGACGCTGTCGCCATGGGTCTTAAGTATAAAGGCTTTGGTTACTGGGTCGATCCATCAAGTGGTAAAGTCACACACAAGACTGAGAATGACGAATTAGTTCCGGTGGAATTAGATGTAGAATCAGACAAGTGGAAAGGTGGAGACGGACCTGAATCTGAGATGGCTGGTGGTGGACCAGGCGGTGCTGGTGGCATGGGGGGAATGGGAGTCCCCTCTCTCCCAACGATGGGGTCAGGGGAGAATATAGGGGCTGCTGAGCCCGGTATGGAACAGGCACCCAAGCGGCTGACCTGGGAACCTGGACCTGATGGAGACACTTGTGTTGATTCGGCACAACCCAAACCAGAACTTCCAGCAGATACATTTGTAGGTAAAACAAACTACTCACAATGGACAGCTGGACCTGACGGCACCAATTACTCTAATGCCACCACCTTTGACAACTATAGTAAGATGGCAATGGAACATCTGGTTGTGGAGGAAGAGGAAGATAGTGCTCGACTACCAGCAGACAAATACACACAACCTAACCTGGGTAAAGAAGTAAGTTACGGGGATGATGCCCGTAAGATGGTGAAGAGAATGGTTCAGCCTGGTAGAGAACCAAAGGGTAGGACTGAGAAAGAAGCTAGAAGTGCTCTCGATAGAATGCCACCTAAGGTAAGAGAGGCGCAGGTTCAGTCTCTTATCAATATGAAGAATGACCCACCATTGAAGGGTCAGGACCCAGAGGCGGCAGAGCAGGGCAGAAGGGCTGATGTATGGAAGAAGGCAGCTAAGTTACCCGCAGTTGCCAAAGACTCATCAGTAGTTGATGACCTGAATAGGGGTCTTCAGGGTTTAGTCTCAGACCCCTTGTTTGACCTGGACCAGTATGATGAAGAGGACTTTGAGGAAGGTGGTGCCTTCGGTCAAGTATTGGTTGATGATGATAAGGTCATTAAGAAAGGTCAGATTGGACCCGATGAAATGAAGGCTTTATACGCCATGAGGAACAACCCCGGTTTCCCAACTCTCATTAATGGTCGGTTTGATGGTCCCTTCAAACACCAATCTTCAGCATATAACAACCCGATGAATGCTGATAATGATAGAAGACCAGCTGGCGAAGAAAACTATTGGAATCCAGATGACCAGAGTGACTTTGACAATATGTTCCCATCAGCACCAGGAACCTATGCAATGACAAGAGCAGAAGGAAACCCATTGGCTGATGAGTTAGACTATATGGATGAAGACGACCAGGAAGCAATGTCTGAGAAGTTTTGGAAACTGAGAGGTGATCTTCACCAAGCAGGTTTCTCACACAATGATATGCACGGAGGTAACATCTTTGTCGATGACGATGGTAACCCTTCTATTATTGACCTGGGATTGGCAAAAGATGACCCACTCTCTGCTCTGATGGAAGGTCTTGGTGGTGCTGACTATGAACAGGGAAATGACTATCAGTTGAGTGGTGGGGTTGGTGGTGCGGCTGTGCCTGAAAAACTCAGAGGTATATTTGATAAGAATATCGAAACTATCAGACAACAGATGATGGGTGAGTTTTCTGATGATGCCACAACTTATGATGATTACGATGAAGATTCTAATTATTCCCCCACACTTCAGGGTCTTCAAGATGACCTGGGAGATATGATGGGTGGTGACATTAGAATGAAGAAAGAAAGACTTGATCAACTTCGGGAAGCATTCCCGATGTTAGGTGATGGTAAGAAAGTTAAGGGTCTCATCAAAGCTCTTTACAGGGGTGTGGGAACTCCAGAGTTGGAAAGACGGATGTCCAGTGCCTTCGACAAGAGACAGGCAGATAGTAGAGTCATTAGAGCAGCCAATGCTATAAGAAAACTCAATGGAGAGGACCCAATTGAAGTCAAAAACAAAGCAGTGGTCCCACCCCAGAACCTTGACTTTGACGACTAAACCTGTTATAATAAATAAACAACCAGGGACAACCCCATGAAGGACCTAAAAAACATGTTCTCGGAAGAGGACAAAAAGAAACCACATAGAGTCAAGAAAGAGGAGAAAGCTGACGATAAAAAGTATATCGCCCTAATGGTCGAGTATAAGAAACTTCGTCGCAATCCCGAGGACAAAGAAGCAGCTAAGAAAATACTTGAGAAAGCCCTAAAACTTGGTCGTGATGGTGAAG